GGTTTTCTCCCCATTTCCTATCGCTGGCAGCTTTGACTGACTCTAATTCCACCAGCTTTGATTGAACGTGAATTGTCCAAGCGTCTGCCTTTGGACTTGGTGTCTCCACCACTGGATGCTGTCTTGCTGTCTTCTTTGTCGCCATTTCTTTTCTCCCTGTTTTAGTGCCACTTGGTAACATACAGTGGTAACAAACCTCCGAGTCTTAGACTCTCGGTTTGTTACTTGTTACCTGTACGGAACAAACAAGTTACGTTTGTTACCTGTTTGTTACCTGTTACATGTCTATTCATACAGCATCAAAATTCGTTGATTTGTGTTGCAACCAAACGTAATCGTCCCTAATATCTCCCTCACCTGACTTCTGCAGGTCATTCCTTGCGCGCTTCCATGCCATCTTGAATGAGGCTTTATCCTCATCAGTGCAACCCATTTTTGACCACAATTCCTGTCTCCACACCTCCAGCTTGATAGCGTGACGTTGTAAACCTTCTATGTACTTTGCTGACCCTTGCTCTTTAACCATCTTCTCCAAGCACTGCATCGCCAGTCGCTGATTCTTGCCACTGCCTGCATTACTCTTGCCTGCCTTTTTGGGTTGTTCGTTGACGGCTGAGTCGCTGGCCTGTACTGCCAAGCTGATGACTGGCTCGCTAAGTCCCAAGCCCGCCGGCTTGATATCCACCTCCACCATCTCAAAGCCAAATCTAGTCCCCTGCTCTCCATCTTTCATTTTGGTGATGGTGAGTACACCTTTAAGTTGATCCTCAAAGCGCAGCAGCTCCAGCTCTGTATCCACGGCTCCTAACAGGCTTGAACTGCCCCTCATACCTAGCTGTACGTTCTTCCCTGAGTGATGCAGCACCATCAAGGCGCAGTTAAGGAACTCTTGAATTTTGCCCATCGACACTACAAAGCCCATCATTTCGCCGCTGTCGTTCTCATTGCCGCCGCCAAAGGCGCGAGCCAATGTATCTACGATGGCTAACCTAAACTGCACGCCTGTCTCCTCTACTAACTGCACCACTGCCAGCATCAGCGCGTTGAAGTCTTCGGCGCTGGATCGTAGGTTTAATTGGTGTCTGACCACATAGATGGGTGCGCCGTCCTCGGTTTGGTGGTGAATCTTGATTGCCTTGATCCTTGCGCCGACTCCCCCAAAGCCCTCGCCGCACAGCATCAGCACAGCGCCTGACTTAGTCACCTCCCTCCCCATCCATGATCTGCCTGTCGCTATCGCCTCGGCAATATCCAAGGCCACAAAGCTCTTGAATGAGCCTGGCGGCCCATACAGCGCCGAGAACGAACCCGCCACTAGCACCCCCTCAATCAGCCACTCAACCGGCTCATCCTGTATGGAGTCCCAATGCTCAATCTTTATCGTCTTAACGGGTTTGGGTTTGTCTGCCTGCTTTGGCGGGTCAGGTGCAAACTCCTTGGCGATGTCCTCTGCTGGCGCAACTGTCGCCACCATGTCTACACTTGGCGGTATTTGTTGCATCCCCTGCAATCTTTCGGGTATCGTTACATCATCGACACTAGTGATCTTTGGCGCTGCCTTGACTAAGGCTGCCAGCTCTGCTCTGCCGCCGCCTGCCTCAATGAACTCGTAGGCGTCATCTCCTTGCCCTTGCAGTCCGAGGTCAACGACCTTGACCGCCTTGGCAATTGGCAATATAGCTTCGGCTGCCTTGCGTGCGTATGACCAGCCCGAAAGATCGTTGTCTGGCAGGATGACTACATTAGCGCCAGCAAAGTATTCTGTGATGGCCTCCGGCCAATGTCCTGCGCCACTGTGAGCTGTTGTGGCGGCGACTCCAAGACTCATCAGCGCGTCTACGGCTTTCTCGCCTTCGGCGAGGTAGATGATGCGTCCTGCGGTTTTAGCGTCCAGCAAGTCGGGTAGCTTATATGGGACTATGCGTGCGTCACCCAGCGTAGGGTAGCGCTTGCCGTCACTGTCTACCTTGTAGAGCCTATAAGTCTTTCCAGACTCCCCTACGCGTAGCCTGTGCTTAACGAATACTGTGACACGGTCTTCGTCCTGATACTGCCATTCTTGTTGGAATTCGATCTTTGGAAGAGGCTTGATGTTGGCTAAAGGGTCGGGGCGTTCTTCTAATTCGGGTAAGAGGTTGCGATCCCTGATCGTTTGGAATACCGATTCTTGAGTACAGCCACCATGACAGTGGAATAGTGGCTTGCCCTCATCGTCTATATGTACTGACAGTGATGGATTCTTGTCGCCGTTGCCTTTGCCATGTGATGGTACTGGGCATGACGCTACCCATTGGCCATTGGCTCTCTTGGCGTTGCCCAAGCTCTTGGCTATCTGTTCTGCTTGCATATTGCCTCTACTTGTTCTATGCGTTGCCCAATCCACGCCATGACAGGTACTGCCATGCTATTGCCCAATGCTTTGTAGCGCGGACCATCAGGCGTAGGTTTGTTTTTGCTTTTGATGTCGGTGTAGTTATCGCCAAAGCCTTGGAGTCTCTCGCATTCAACAGGGGTTAATCTTCTGACGGCCATGGATTGCACCATGACATTCTCACCACCATTGTTCCTGCCTTGTGCAAATGCAATGTCCGAAACGCATGGGTCTTGTATGCCGTGAACTATGGTGGGTTGCGCCACCGCGTGGCTATGCCCCTTGGTCAGTGTGTAACTAGGTGCTCCGGGTACAAAGTCACCCATACTGTGCTTGTCGCCTCTGCCAACATGATTCATGGTGTCTATGGGGATTGCTTGAGCCACACCATGCACACCTGTGGCGTTGAGCGTGTACATCGGACCGCCATCAGTAAACCCATCGCCGTTACCGCCATTCTGCGGTTGCCGTCCAATGGTGTTTTCTGCAATGGCAATAGGTTGCATTGGTGCATCAGGTATAAAAAATGCCTCTGCATTACCAATCATTTGATTATTTACTTGTTTGGCTAATTCGCATCCAATTGTTGGGCTACATTCTGCAATGCCTTTTCCAGCATGGATGGAAGCACCTTGCCTCTTTTCTCTGCTCGGCGCAGGATGCCCTTGCAGGCTGTGGCGCTCAAAAAGAACCGCTGCGGCAAGTCGCCAATCTCCAAGGTATCCGACAACGAACACACGGCGGCGGCGCTGTGCCACTCCAAAATACTGAGCGTCAAGCACCCTGTATGCGAACCCATACCCGCATTCTGCCAACCCTCCGAGGAAGCTGCCAAAGTCCCGTCCTCCATTGGAGGACAAAACGCCGGGGACGTTCTCCCAGACCAACCAGTTGGGGCGATATCGTTTAGCAATGGCAAGATAGGTAAGCATGAGGTTGCCACGAGGGTCATCCAATCCTTTTCTGAGTCCTGCGATTGAGAATGACTGGCAGGGAGTTCCTCCAACGAGAACATCGACATCTGAGACATTTGTCCATTCCTTAAATTTGGTCATGTCGCCAAGGTTTGGCGTGTGTGGGTAATGATGTGCAAGCACTTCTGAAGGGAATTTTTCGATTTCCGAATACGCTACTGCCTCCCATCCAAGGGGATGCCATGCTACTGTTGCCGCCTCAATACCACTGCATAGTGAGAGATATTTCATGTTGTATTTTTTTAGAGGAAAAAAAAGCCGAGGCTGTTACACCTCGGCACTTACTTGCTACTACTTAAAACATTTCGTCATCTTCAACGGCGGCAGCCATCACTGTCTTTGCAGGCGCGGGAGCTGGTGCAGCAACAGCCTTTGGTGCTGGCGCTGGAGCCACCACTGCCTGTGCCACATACTCCTCATCGCTTTGCCCCATACCGGCAGGCTTGTCAATCCACGACACAATGGTGAAGTTGGGGATGCGTGTTGTGCCTTTGCCGATCTTCTCTAGCCTGCTGCCGGTGTACTCAAGTACAGGCATCTTGCCTGCATTGGCGGCACGTTGTCCAGCACACTCGGTGTAGAGCTTTTGAAGTCCCATGTTCGGTCCTACGCCTGATGAACTCCACTCGCAAGTCCCGATCTCTTTGTTGTAGAACGTGACGATAAAACCGCGTTTGTGGTCGGGTGTAGGCTGTGCGCCTTTCTTACCCAACTCAGAATCGGGTTGCCAGTCGCGTATGCCGACACCTAATTGGAGCCAGCCTGTCTGCACACCATCGATGTCAAAGACTATTTTTTTTAGCTGGATTTCCTCGCCGAGGTTATTTGTCCAAGAATTTGCTTGTGGGCTAAATCGGATGTAGTTACCATTACCGCCGCCAGATGAGAGATTTAACATTTTGCGTTTCGCTTTCTTGAGTTAAGGGAGAACATTATTGACTTAAGCCACGATCTCTCGCAAGCGTAAGTCCACTTGATACCTTAGCCGTCAATGCGTCCAAGATAACTCTTTGTTCCTTTAGCAATAGCTTTTCAGCCGCCGTAGGAGAAATCAATTCAGTTTCAAATATTTGTGAGTCTGTAAGTCCAGCGTCAGTTAATGCCTGACGCGCTGCTGTTGAGTCAATCCATTTGCGGGAAGCGCGTTTGGGTTGTAGCTGCCAGCCTGGTACGACTGCGCCACCTTCCATCTGCTTGGTGGCGTGTTCTTTGACTGCATCAATGAACTTCTCCACCATGGGTGCGCGATCCAATATGGCGCTGATCTGTTCGGGCGAGAGAGACAACATCACCTGAAAGATGTCATCCTTAGACATGGTGGTGATGTCAGGCTGCGCCGCCACGATGTCGAACTGCTCCTTTTGTGCAGGACATATGTGCTTGGCGGGACACCACTGGCAGGCTGACTCTGATGGATTAAATGTGGGCTTATCGCTAATAGCGTCATCAATGGCGGGAAGAAGCACTTGTGTCTCCCAAACACCCAACTCATCAGCAGTCATGCGGTGTACGCGCCTCTCACCATGGTGCGGCTGGATGATCTGAAACTCTATTTCTTTGGGCTGCAATATCTTCGAGGCCATGGCAGCCAATGCGTATATTTTTAATTGCTCACTATCTGCATCCACATAGCCGCGTCCAGTTTTCAAGTCTGCGATGGTGAGTTTCTTTGTGATGTTTGAGAACCCAAGTACATCGGCTGTACCTTGCAGCAGCACATCGTAGGTGTGGTAAAGCTTGACATCAGCCTCGACCCTTATGATGCCGTCCTTGCCCACCTCATCTTGAATCGCCCATATTGCCTTGATGTGCTCCAAGGCAAAGTCGCAATTCTCTTCGGTCATTGTGATGCCCTCAACCTCTTGGCCTACAAAGTCGATGGGGTCGGTGTCGAGCTGGTAACAAGTCTCAGCCAGCGCGTGAATGGCTGTGCCTATCTTCGCTGCTTCGCCTGCTGGCTGGTAAGGCACAAGCTCACTTAGCTTGGCGCTGGCAGGACAGGCGATCCAGCGGGATGCTGCACTTGGCCTGAGTCTTAGGGGTTGCTGTTTTGCCATGAGTCTCTTTCTTGGTGTGTAGAGTTAATAAGTAGCGTGTATGCAATCTGTCGGCATTCGTTGCTGACTGCATGACCTAAGTCTTCAGGGTCGAGAATACGTTTGATGAATACGATCTGCTGCTGGTTCGCTCGGCGTGTTAACTCCAACTGATTTGCCAAATACACAATGTGTTCTCGCATTGTTTGGCGTTCTTTGTTATCCATTCTTAGACTCTAAAAAGTTAACTAGGTTTACGTCATGCTTACGACCCCAATGGGCAATGAGAGTTGCGTCAGCGCGTCCATCGTCTTTAACGCGCTTGAATTGATGCTGAAAGTCAGGAAACAGTTCCATGGCGCGAGCGCGGCTTGCATCCTTGCCTTGCCCACGGCCAACTCCTTTCACCCAAGTGGCAGGAGCCACAAAGGTGACTGGCATCTTGAGCGCGGCCAATATGCCCTCAATCATGCCAAAGCTACGCCCAAAGCTAAATACACTGGTAACGCCCTGGCCTGCCATGGCTGCCACGCGCTCGCAGTAGACATGACAGTCTTCGCTTTGTAAATTATCGAGTAGCTCGGCCAGCTCGTTGGCGCTGACTTGGCGCTTGGCTTTGCCGTTGCGCTCAACTGTCATGGTGGGCATATCAACGACACGCAGCGTGTCGCCGTACAGCACCGCCACAGCGCCT